TGTTTGGAGGGGATGAGACAAGTGAGACGATGTAAGAGTCGGGAGGAGATCATCCAGTACCTCGAGAAGCTGGTCTTCTATCGGCCCAACGATGGGATTCGGATTGCCTTTACCGATGAGCCGTCGGATTTGAAGAACTGCCACTTAGAGGGGATCTCGGAGTTCAAACGGTACGCCAACGGGACGGTGGAGATGAAGTTTTTGGACCGGCTGAAGGCGCTGGAGCTGCTGGTCCGGCTCCAGGGGGAGCCGGAGGCGGAGGGCGGGGGGCTGGAGGCCTTCCTGAGCGCGGTGAGCGGAGGTGAGGAGGCGTGAGGTTCTCGCCCAAGCAGCGGCAGGCCCTGCTCTGGTGGCGGGAGAGGCCGGAGCTTGAGGGAATCATCTGCGACGGGGCGGTGCGCAGCGGCAAGACCCTCTGCATGGGCATCGGCTTCTTCTGCTGGGCCATGGGGAGCTTTGACGGGCAGTGCTTCGTCCTGTGCGGCAAGACCATTGGGGCCCTCCGGCGGAATGTGCTCTGGGAGGTGCTGCCGGTACTGCGGCAGATGGGAATGGGTGTCTTGGAGCGGCGGGGGGAGAATCTGCTGGTCCTCCGGAGCGGCGGGCGGGAGAACCGGTTCTGTCTGGCGGGGGGCAAGGACGAGGGCAGCGCGGCGCTGATCCAGGGGGCCACCTTCGCCGGGGCGCTGCTGGATGAGGCGGCGCTGATGCCCCGGAGCTTCGTGGAGCAGACGCTGGCCCGGTGCAGCGTGGAGGGGGCCAGGCTGTGGTTCAGCTGCAACCCGGAGGGGCCGGGGCACTGGTTCTACCGGGAGTGGATCCTGAAGGCCGCGGAGCGGCGGATGCTCTACCTCCACTTCACCATGGAGGACAATCCGGGGCTGTCCCCGGCCACGCGGGAACAGTACCAGCGGCGCTACGCCGGGGCCTTCTACCGGCGGTTCGTGCTGGGGGAGTGGACCGCGCCGGCGGGGCGGATCTACGACTTCTACCGGCGGGAGGACCACGCCAGGCCCAAGCCCGCGGGAACGGCGGAGCGGTGGTGCGTCAGCGTGGACTACGGCACCGCCAACCCCTGTTCCATGGGGCTCTGGGGGAAGTACGGCACCGCTTGGTACCGGGTGGAGGAGGTGTACTACGCTTCCCGGGAGACCGGGGTGCAGCGGACGGATCAGGAGTATGTGGAGATGCTGAAAAACCTAACCGGCGGGCGGCGGATCGAGCAGGTGGTGGCGGACCCCTCCGCCGTCAGCTTCATCACCGCCCTCCGGCGGGAGGGGTTCCACGTGGTGGGGGCGGTAAACGACGTCCTCTCGGGCATCCGAGTGACGGCGGGGCTCCTCAAGAGCGGGCGGCTGGTGATCTGCGAGAGCTGCGAGGACTGCCTCCGGGAGCTGGAGGGCTACTGCTGGGAGAGCCCTGAGGGGGGCCGGGAGGCCCCCCGGAAGGAGAACGACCACGCCATGGACGACATGCGCTACTTCGCCGCCACCATAGCGGGGCGGGAGGAGGGCGCCTTGGGCGTGGGCGCCGTGGCGGTGGAGAGAGGCAGGTGTTAGGAGTTTGGGGGCCGCTTTCGGCGGCGGGATTTGAATTTCTTAGATTGAGGGGGGTTTTATGAGGATTTGGCGGAAGAAAGAGCCGGCGGCGGGGGCGGCCTGCTCCCAGCTCCGGTGGCCGGGGGCGGAGTGGGGAATGCTCTCGGCGGTGCGCCTGGGGGCGCAGGGGCCGCTGTATCGGGCGGTGCGGGCCGCCGTGCCGGCGGTGGATGCCGCGGTGGGGAAGATCATCAGGCTGGCCGGCGGGGTGAGGGTGGTCTGTGAGGAGCCGGAGGCGGAGGCGGCGCTGGGGCGCTTCCTCAGAGAGGTGCCAGTGGGCCATGGACAGGTGGGCCTCAACGCCTTTTTGGACATGTACCTCGACTCCATGCTGACCTTCGGGCAGGCGGTGGGGGAGATGGTGCTGGATGGGGAGCGTCAGGACATCGCTGCGCTGCTCTGCGGCAGGGTGGAGGACATCGAGATACAGCAGGGGGCCTCGGCGCTGGCGTTCACGATCTGCGGGCCGGGGAAGGACGGGAAAATGGAACCTCTGCCCCGGCAGGAGCTGCTGCTGTTCACCCCCTACAATCCCGAGGCGGACCAGCCCTATGGGGTGTCCATGCTGCGGGGAATGCCCTTTTTGGCGGAGCTGCTGGGGAAAATCTACACCGCCATGGGGGAGAACTGGGAGCGGATGGGGAATGTGCGCTTCGCGGTGGTCTACAAGCCCCAGAATGGGGAGCTGGAGCCGGCGGTCTGCGCCCAGCGCAGCCGGCAGATCGCCGAGGAGTGGAGCCGAGCCATGGAGAGCGGCCGGGACGGCAGCGTCCGGGACTTTGTGGCCATCGGGGACGTGGAGATCAAGGTCATCGGGGCGGACAACCAGATTTTAGACAGCGAGGTGCCAGTGCGCCAGATCTTAGAGCAGCTGGTGGCCAAGACGGGCATCCCGCCCTTTATGCTGGGCCTCAGCTGGTCCTCCACCGAGCGGATGAGCGCCCAGCAGGCGGACATCCTGACCTCGGAGCTGACGGCCATCCGGCGGGGGCTGACGCCGGTGGTGGAGCGGATCTGCCGGCTGTGGCTCCGGCTCCACGGGTGGTACGGCGGCTTTACGGTGGTCTGGGACGACATCAATTTGCAGGATCAGGTGGAGGAGGCCAAGGCGGCCTGGTACCGCCAGCAGGCCAGACAGATCGCCCAGAGCTGCGAAAGAGCGGAGAGAGGAGAGGAATGACCATGGAGATCAGAAAGAATTTGGCCAGCGGCGCGGCGTCGGTGGTCAGCGAGGGGGAACTGGCGGAGATCAACCGCCTGTCCCAGAAGCCCCTGGGGGCGGGGGAGGTCTACACCTTTGCCCTGCGCCTGTGCGACAACGAGGTGGACCGGGACTTTGAGCGCTTTGATGAGGGGTGTCTGAGGGAGCTGGGGCCCCTGTTTGTGGGCCGCAGCGGCATCTTTGACCACCAGTGGTCCACCAAGGGGCAAAGCGCCCGGGTCTACCGCACGGAGGTGATCCGGGAGGAGGGGCGCCTCACCGCCGCGGGGGACACCTACTGCTGGCTGAAGGCCTACGCCTACATGCTCCGCACCGAGGGCAATGCGGAGCTGATCCAAGAGATCGAGGGGGGCATCAAGAAGGAGGTCAGCGTGGGGTGCAGCGTGGGAAAACGGGTCTGCTCCGTCTGCGGGAAGGAGCAGTGCGCCCACGTGCCCGGGCATATGTACGGCAGCCGGCTGTGCTTCCTGACGCTCCGGGAGGCCCGGGACGCCTATGAGTGGTCCTTTGTGGCGGTGCCCGCCCAGCGGTCGGCGGGGGTGGTGCGCAAGAGTATGCAGAAGGGCGCCACGCTGAAGGCGCTGGTGGAGCGATCCGGGGAGGAGAGCCTCCGGGAGGAGCTGCGGCGGCTGGAACAGGAGGCGGCGCTGGGACGGGGCTATCTCCAGGGACTCCGGCAGGAGGTGACGCGTCTGGCGGCGCTGGCGGATGAGGATTTGGACGGCAAAATCTTTGCCGCCATTGCGGAGCGTCTGGAGGAGGCGGAGCTGCTGGAGCTGCGCAAGGTCTATCGCAGGCGGACGGAGGGGCCGGAGGGCGCGCAGCTGCGGGGGCGGTCCCAGGAGGAGAGCGGCAGCGCGTTTATGGTGTAGGCTGTTTCCCGCCGGGGGCCGGCGGGGCGGTGATAGATTTGGATGGGAGGTTTCTTATGAAGGTTTCTTTTGAGGGGATCGGGCAGTGGTGCGCTACGTTTTTCGGGGGCGTCACCGAGGGGCATGTGGTGAAGGTGGACGGCGGCGGCTGTGTGGCGGAGTGCGCCGCCGGTGAGCCCTTCTGCGGGGCGGCGGTGTATGCCGGGGGGGACGCCTGTACGGTGCAGATGGGCGGCTTTGCCACCGTGGGCTACAGCGGCGCGGCGCCGGCGCTGGGGTACACCGCCCTCGCCGCCGATGGGCTGGGCGGCGTGCAGAGCGCCGGTGAGGCGGCGGGCGGCGTGAGCCGCTGGGTGGTGGACCGGGATGAGGGCCGTAAGACGGTGACCATTCTGCTTTGAGGAAAGGGGAGGTATGAGGATGGACTACAGATTCAACAAGGTGAGGCTGGAGAAGGGGATGCACCAGGAGAGCGGGCGGAGCTTTACCGAGGTGCTGGAGAGCCTGGACCCCAGCGAGGGGTATCGGGGCACCGCGATGGAGGGGCTGGACGCCTTCCAGCGCCAGCTGAAGCGCTTCGATATCCACGTGAAGGGGCCGAAAAGCGACAGGGTGGAGAAGTTCTTCCACTGCGCCCAGGCGGCGGTGCTCTTCCCCGAGTTCGTGTCCCGGGTGGTCCGGCAGGGGATGGAGGAGAACAGCATCCTGAAGGACATCACCGCCACGGAGACGGTGTTCGAGGGGATGGACTACCGCACCATCACCTCTGTGCCCTCAGAGGACGACAAGAGCCTCTGCCGGGTGGAGGAGGGGGCGCAGCTGCCCCAGACCGCCATCAAGACCCAGAAGAATCTGGTGCGCCTCCACAAGCGGGGGCGGATGCTGGTGGCCTCCTATGAGGCGGTGCGCTTCCAGCGGCTGGACCTGTTCGCGGTGACATTGCGCCAGATTGGCGGGCACATCGCCCGGATGCACATGGAGGACGCCATCGAGGTGGTGCTCAAGGGGGACGGCAACAGCAACGCCGCCGACAGCTTTCAGGTGGGAAGCGACCCCATCTCCGGGCAGGCGGGGGAGCTGAGCTATGGGGCCCTGCTGGAGTTCTGGGCCCAGTTTGACCCCTACTGCATGAACACCATGCTGGTACCGGGGGATGTGATGCTCCAGCTTCTGAAGCTGCCGGAGCTGCAAAACCCCCTGACGGGGCTGAACTTTCAGGGCACCGGCACGCTGACCACGCCCCTGGGGGCCAAGCTCCTGCGCACCGCCGCCATGCCGGCGGGAACGCTGGTGGGCTTGGACAGACGGTATGCCCTGGAGATGGTCACCGGGGGACAGGTGATGGTGGAGGCGGACAGGCTCATCGACCGCCAGCTGGAGCGGGCGTCCATCACCAGTATCTCCGGGTTCGCCAAGCTCTACCAGGGGGCCTCCAAGGTGCTGAAGGTGTGACAAAAACAGAGGAGGGCGACGGATGACGGAGGAGATCTATCGGCTGGCGGCGGGGCTGGTCAGGCCGGAGGAGGAGGAGGAGGCGCTGCTGCGCCTGCTGTGCCGGGAGGCGGAGCGCCGGCTCACGCGGCAGGCGGGGGAGGGGCGGGAGGAGTGCCGGGAGGCCCTCCTCTGCGCCGCCGCCTTCCTCGGGGCGGCGGGGCTGATAGACAGCCGCTGCGGTCAGAGTGCCGGCGGGAGTGTGGAGAAATTCAGCGTGGGGGAGGTCTCCGTGACCACCGGCAGCGGCGGCACCGGCGGCGGCGGGAGCGACAGCGCCGGGGAGCGTCTGCGGCGCCAGGCGGAGCGGATGATGGCCCCCTACCGCGGCGACGGCGAGGGCTTCGCCTTTCTGGGGGTGCGGGGATGAGAGAGCTGTTTGCCGGGATTCTCGGCACCTATGGGCAGCGGGTGAGCTGCCCGGAGAGCGGGGAGAGCTGGCGGGCCTTTGTGCAGCCGGTGAGGGGCCAGGCCTCGCAGGAGGAGCGGAGGAGCACGGCGCTGGGGGACGTGGACCAGCGGCGTTGGCTCTATATCGGACCGGCGGACCGGGAGGTGGACCGGGAGGATCGGCTCCTCTGGGAGGGACAGGCCTATCGGGTGCGGGAGAGCGTGCTGGTGCCCTTCGGGGACGCGCCCCTCTACTGCCGGGCGGTGCTGGTACGGGAGAGGGAGACGGTGGTATGACAAGCGGTGTGGAGCTGGTGCGTCAGGCGGTGCTGAATCGCCTGCGCGCCCAAGGGGTGCAGGCGGAGGCCGCCTACAGCCGGGAGTGGGCCGGACGGTATCAGGGGGCGGTGGTGGCCGTGGGGGTGCGGGGCTTTGCCAGCACCTCGGCGGGGCTGGGCAGCTATTTGGGCGCGGCGTGGGATCAGGAGGCCGGGACGGATCGGGAGATCTATGGGCGGCAGGCGGAGCTCACGCTGGCGCTGGACGCCTACGCCCCCCGGGAGGCCGGCGCCGCCGGGTGCCTCGCGGCCCTGGAGGCGGCCCACGACGCCCTGACCGCCTCCCCCGCGGCGGGACTGCGTCCGGGGCGGATGGACTGGGGCGAGGCCCGCTTCGACATAGACAGCGGAATGTTTTTGCAGCGGGGCTCCCTCCAGTGCGGCGCGTTCTTTGTGGCGTCGGTGGAGGCGGAGACGGGACTGCTGCTGGATTTCAGATTGAAAGGAGTGCCTTGGATTGAGCGCAATAGTACATGAGCGGCCGGGGGTCTATTCCTCCTATGACGCCTCCTCGGTGGTGCAGAGGTTCGGCGGGGGCAAGGTGGTGGGGCTGGTGGCCCTGTCCGGCAAGGGGGAGAGCGGACAGGTGGTGACCATCACCAGCCTGGAGGCGGGACTGACCGCCTTCGGCAGCGACGGGGAGACCAAGGGGATGGAGGCCATGCTCCGCCTCCTCTTCGCCAACGGGGCCGGCGTGGTGAAGGCGGTGCGCGCCGCCGACGCCGACCACTACGGCGACGCCTTCGACGCGCTGAGCCTGGAGGAGGACGTGCAGGTGGTCACCTGCGACAGCGGCGAGCTGTCGGTACAGCAGCTGCTGCGGGCCAGTTTAGAGGAGGCCAGCGCCGCCCGCCGGGAGCGCATCGGCGTGGTGGGCAGCGCCGGCGAGACGGCGGCCCAGCTCATTGAGCGGGCCGGGGCGCTGAACAGCGAGCGCATGGTGCTGGTGGGAGGCGACGTGCTCTCGGAGGACGGCAGCCGCCTGCCGGGGATGCTGGCCGCGGCGGCCCTTGCCGGGGTCATCGCCGCCAGCGGCGACCCGGCGGCGCCCATCAACGGGGCGGTGCTCCGGGGTCTGGGCGGCACGGCGGAGCGCTACGGCGACAGCGACATCGACCTGCTGGTCCGGGGCGGCGTGACGCCCATAGAGGGCGTGGGCGGCGCGGTGTCGGCAGTGCGGGGGATCACCACCAGAACCAAGACCGGGGGGACAGCGGACAGCACCTGGCGGGAGCTGAGCACGATCTTGATTGTGGATGACGTGATCCCCACGGTGCGCGCCGCCCTGCGCAGCCGCTTCGCCCGGAAGAAGAACACCGCCCAGACCAGAGGGGCCATCCGCTCGCAGGTGATTGTGGAGCTGGAGAGCAAGCTGGTGGCGGAGATCATCGACGGCTACGGCGACGTGTCGGTGTCAGTGGACGCGGCGGACCCCTCGGTGTGCGTGGTGGAGTTCAGCTTCGCCGTGGCCCACGGGCTGAATCAGATCTATCTGACGGCCCACATCACAGTGTGAGCCCCACAGGGGCGGAGAACAGGGACAGAGGAGGGCAGGTATGGCAAAGGTGACGGGATTTCCCACCAGCAGCGACATCTATTTGGAGCTGGAGGGGAAAAAGGTGGCGGTGGTGCAGAGCTACAGCGTCAAAACCACCAAGACCAGTCAGGTGATCGAGGCCTTCGGGGAGGAGGAGCCGGTGGCCACCATCGGCGGGCAGTGCCAGTATGTGCTGGAGCTGACGCGGCTCTATGCCACCGATGACGCCATCAGCGACGGGATCGACTTCTATGGGATGAGGGACTTCTCGCTGGTGATCTGTAAGCCCGACCGGCGGGTGATCTACAGCGGGTGCAACTGGAGCGCCATCGCCGAGGAGGGGAAGCTGGGGGCTATGGTGGCGGAGAAGGTGTCTGTGCTGGCCAGAAAGCGGATGGAAGTGCGCGCATGAGAGAGCGGGAGATGATCGAGATTGCCCTGCGCGTACCCCAGGAGACCGTGCGCACGCTGCTGTCGGCGGCGGCGGAGGCCCTGACGGGGGCGGAGGGCCGGGCGCCCATCGCGGCGGAAAATGGGGGGTTTCAGGAGGCGGCGTTCCGTCGGCTGTCCCGGGCGGAGGAGACGGGGGCGCGGGAGCCTCTGTCCCGGGCGGAGGATGAGCCGGAGGATGGTACGGCGTCGGGGCCTCGGGGACCGTATTCCCGCCGGGCAGGGAGGCAGTCGGGGGAGGGGGCGGAGGGCCCCTCCCCGGTGGAGCCCGGGTTTTCGGCGCAGGGGGGCGTTTCGCCGGAGCGGGGGCTCCGGGGGGCGGAGGAGGCGCCGGTGCGTCGGGGGAGCGGGACGGCGGGGCGGCGTCTGTCGGCTCCGGAGCCGGCCTCCTACGCGGTGGAGCGGACCCTGCCGGCGGCGGAGCGGACTTTGCCGGCGGAGAAGGGGCCGGCGGAGTGGGAGAGCGGGTCGGCGGCGGGGCCGGTGGAGCGGCCGGCGGGGCCGGAGAAGGAGTCGGCGGAGCGGGGGGCAGGTCTGTCGCCCAAGGCGCTGTCGGATCGCTGGGAGCGGGACAGCCGGCGGTATGACGGCGGGTTTACGCTGTATTGAGAGGAGGGGGTTCCATGCGTTTGGAGCCGATGCGGTATAAGAGCTATACCTTTCCCCACAATCCGAGGACCTATACCATCGCCTTTGAGCGGCAGGTGGTGGTGCACAAGATCCCCTTTGGGCGCTACTGCGTGCAGGATTTAGGGCTGGGGCGCCGGGTGCTCCGTGGGGAGGGGGAGTTCGCCGGGGAGGGGGCCTACGACGAGTTCAAGCGGCTGGCCTCCCTGTTCTATCAGGACGGGCCGGGGATTCTGGTCCATCCGGTGTGGCAGACGGCCAGCGCCTACTTTACGGAGCTGTCGCTGGCGGAGGAGCCGCTGCCGGACTATGTGCGCTACCGCTTTGCCTTTGTGGAGGACTTTCCCGGTATCCGGGAGGGGCTGAAGGAGGTGGCCCAGGGGATCGCCGCGGCGGAGCAGCGGCGGACGGTGTATACCGTGGCCCAGGGGGACACCCTGTGGGGGGTGGCCGGGCGGTACGGCGTGACCATAGAGGCGCTGCTGCGGGCCAATCCGGCCATCAAGAACCCCAACCTGATCCGGGTGGGACAGCAGGTGGTGGTGCCGGTATGACAGTGCGGCTCTTGACGGTGGACGGCCGGCAGTTTGAGCTGCCGGTGACCCTCCGGTGGCGTATCCTGCGTACCGGCGGCGTGCCCTGCGACGAGATGGAGGCGGTGTGCCTCTACGATGGGAAGCTGGGGGCAATCCTGCCCCTGTGCCACCGGTTCGCCGCCTATGAGGGGACAGAGGCGGTGCTTCGGGGGGTGGTGGACGAGTACGCCGCGGAGGTCACAAAGGAGGGGGTGCTGCTCCGCCTCAGCGGGCGGGGGATGGCGGCGCTGCTCATAGACAACGAGGCGGAGGCGGAGAGCTACCAGCAGGCCACGCTGTCGGAGATCCTGCGGCGGCACGCGGGACCCTATGTGCCCTATGAGAAGAGGCGGGAGCTGACGGGGAGCGGGGTCTATCGGGTGAACAGCGGCAGCAGCCAGTGGCGGGCCGTCAGCGGCTTTACGGAGCTGGCGGGGGGCTTTACGCCCTACATGACGGCCTTGGGGGTCCTGCGGGCCTCCCCCCTGAAGGGGAGCGGGCGGCGTCTGTCGGTGGAGGCGGCCTCGGTGGCGGGCTGTACGGTGCGGGAGCGGCGGTATGGCGTGCTGTCGGAGGTGCTGGTGAAGGACAAGAGCGGGGGGCGGACGGAGACGGTGCGCCACGAGGACTTCCTCCGCCGGGGCGGCTGCCGGCGGCAGGTGCTGTACATGCCCCGCAGGAGCTCCGGGGAGGCCATGCGCTACACCGGCGCGTACCAGATTCAGAAGTCCCGTGCGCTGGCGCGGCAGGTGGAACTCACCCTGCCGGGGGCCTTCCAGGCCCAGCCGGGGGACATAGTGGACCTGCGCTATCCGCCGCTGGGGCTTATGGGATCATATGACGTGGTGGAGGCGGAGAGCCGGGGCGGCCCGGCGGGGACGCTGACCACCGTGGTGATGGAGGCTATAGACTGAGATGTGGATGGGAGAGCGAATGGCCGGGGCGGCGCAGCTGGCCCGGGAGGAGAGCGCCGAGGCGGAGGTGGGCGTGACCACCATCGGCGGCGGCGAGGCGGCGGTGCTGACCCGGGGGGAGGACCGCTCCCTGCCGGTATACGGGCCGGGGGGACTGGTCTGGACGCCCAAGGCCGGGGACACGGTGCTGGTGATCAAGGGCGGCAGCGGCCGGGAGGAGCAGTGCATCGCCGGCGCTCTGGCCCGCCGGGAGACAGATGAGCTGGAGCCGGGGGAGCTGCGCCTCTACAGCGGCGGGGCCTCCCTTACGCTGCGCAACGACGGGACGGTGGAGATCTATGGGCGGCTGATGGTCAACGGCAGTCTCTATGTGCCCTGCCTGTGCGGAATGGGATGAGGAGGAGATGCGCGATGGAGCTTTGGCTTCGAGATGGGGACTATGTGCCCGACGGCAGAGGAGGTCTGGTGCGCTCGGAGGGGGCGGAGGCGCTTTTGCAGCGGGTACTCTTCCGCCTGTGTGCCCGGCGGGGGAGCTTCCCGATGCTGCCGGAGATAGGTAGCGAGCTCTACCGGCTGGGCAGTGAGCCCCGGTGCGGCCGGCTGTCGGCGGCCCGGCAGTACGTGGCCGAGGCCCTGCGGGGGGAGGCGGTCAGCGTGGAGGACGTGACCCTCTCCGACGCCGGCGGCGGCCGGGTGGCGGTGGAGGTACAGCTGAGCGGCGAGGGGGAGCGGCTGTCCCTGCGCTTGACGGTGTGAGGAGGTACCATGCGGGATATTGAGGCAATTTATCAGGAGATGATGCAGGTGTTTTCCCAGCGCGCCGGCTATCTCCCCGCCGACGCCTGCGACCTGCCGGTGCGGCTGTACGCCATGGCCGCGCAGGTGCAGGCGCTCTACGCGCAGGCGGACTGGGTGATGGCTCAGAGCTTCCCCCAGACGGCGTCGGGGGTGTATTTGGACTACCACGGGGAGGTGCGGGGAATCGTCCGCAGCGCCGCCACGGCGGCCAAGGGGGCGGTGCGCTTCTTTGTCTCCGCCCCGGTGGGACAGGATTTGGCCATCCCGGCGGGAACGGTGTGCATGACGGCGGGGGGCCTCCGCTTTGCCACACAGGAGGCGGCGGTACTGCCGGCGGGGAAAAGCCACGTGGACGTGTCCGCGCAGGCCATGGAGACGGGGGCGGCGGGGAATATCGGCCCGGGGGTGATCACGGTGATGGCGGTGCCCCCGGCGGGGATCACCCGGTGCGGAAACCCGGAGCCCTTCGCCGGCGGGGCGGAGGAGGAGAGCGACGCGTCGCTGCGGGAGAGAATCCTGAACAGCTACCGCCGGCTCCCCAACGGGGCCAACGCCGCCTTCTATGAGCAGGAGGCCATGGGGTTCCCGGCGGTGGCGGCAGCCACGGCGGTGGGCCGGGCCAGGGGGATCGGGACGGTGGATGTGTATGTGGCCACCGTGGCCGGCGCCCCGGAGGCACCGCTGCTGGCGGAGATCCAGGCCTACTTGCAGGAGAAGCGGGAGATCGCGGTGGACTTGCAGGTAAAGGCCCCCAAGCTGCGTCCGGTGGCCCTCCAAGCGGCGCTGAAGCCGGCCAAGGGCTACACCCATGAGGAGGCCGCGGCGGCGGCGGACACGGCGCTGCGGGGATACTTCACCGGCCGGCTGCTGGGACAGGGCGTCCTGCGGGCGGAGCTGGGGAACCTGCTCTATCAGCTGCCCAGCGTGGCCAACTATCAGATCATCACACCGGCGGCGGACGTGCCGGCGGCGGTGGGGGAGCTGCCCACCCTCCAGTCGCTGACCATCGGGGAGGTTTAGCGTATGGGGTACGGCGGGTATCTGAAGGAGCTGCTGGAGCCCCTGGGGGTCTATGACCTGTCGGAGGGATCCCTCAGCGGCGGCGAGCTGTCGGCGGCGGGGGAGGCCCTGGACGGCTGCGGCGCCGCGGTGGAGCGGGCGGAGCGGGAGGTGATCCTGTCCACGGCGGAGGCGGAGGGGCTGAGGCTGCGGGAGGACCTCTTCGCCCACCGGCCGGCGGACTACGGGGTGAAGCGGCGTCGGGAGGCCATCGCCGCGCTGCTCCAGGTCAGCGGGGACAGCTTCACGCTGGCGGGGATCAACCGGGCAATCCGGGGCTGCGGCATCTGGGCGCTGGCGCAGGAGACGGGGGAGTATGGGCATATCCGGGTGATCTTCCCCGATGTGTCCGGGATTCCCGAGGGGTTTGAGCAGATTCGGGACGTGATCCTGGATCTGATCCCCTGTCATCTGGAGACGGAGTTCTATTTCCGGTATATTACCTGGGCGGAGTGTGAGACGCAGGGGTTTACCTGGGAGATGGTGGAGCGGGCGGAGCATACCTGGTATAGTTTTGAGCTATCAGTCTGAAAAGGCGGGGCCTTTTCAGACTGAGGGGGACGATTTTTCGCGGGGGACGGCGGGCCGTCCCCCGCGAAAAAGGTTCGGGCCGAGCGCGGCCCGCAGAGTGTTTTTCTCACGTACACGCCGCGGGAAAAACGATTTTAGATTTTTTGCGCCGGAGGCGCAAACTCTGCCAAGGGCTGTCCTGTTTTTTGGGCGGGGGACGTGGGAA